CTGAAAAGGATTTACAGCGTAAAGCCGTTGACCTTAAATCTTCCCTAGACCATAACGGTACTAAGGGAGAACCCTCTGGAAGGAGGTAGGAACAATAAGACGGATAGACACGGTCACCCGGGGAGACTGTAAAGTCCCTCCGGGGTCGGAACGTGTACGTTTCAAACGTATGCCCTGACCATCCTCTACCGCGGCCACAAGGGACGCGGCGATAATCACCTAATAAGTGACCATCACCATAGCCATCGGGCCCGAACCTCAAGAGGGACGGGTCCAATAACTCAAGGAGGATAGACGCTAGCTCAAAGTCTCCAGAACGCACGAAAAAATTGTGCAACCTGAAGACATCGAAACCAGCGAGCCTTGTTTTTAAGTAAACAGGTCTGATATCGATTCCCGACAAGTAATCCGCACCGCAAGATTCACGGAACGGACCAGAAGCGAACGACTTCTCTAGGTTTGGTATAAACCCGCAAGCGTTCAGAACCTCCGTAAGGAGGCCATAAGCACCAACGGGAACGATAATATCGTCACCATACACAGAGACGTCGCCCCTTTGATCCTCAGGCGTACTAGCAAAAGCTAGCGCGTAGAAGATCAAACTCTCTAATGGGAATGTAAAACCATTCCCCATAGACGAGAACTTCTGCTGCCGTAACTGACGACCTTCAATCTCGACAGTCCCTGTTCGGAACTGAGCGAGAAAGAGGGCCCAATCAACTGGGAGAAGGTCAAAAACCAACTCATAGGCGATTGTGTCAGAAGCAGAACTTAGGTCCAGTGTTGCTAAGGCACCGGTTAACGACCCTTCAAGGGCCAGGCGCTGATTACGCGTCTGGTCAGAGAGGTCGACACCTGATCTCAATAGCCGCCGCGCGATATGGTCGCCGATCCCAAGCTGAAACATAGTGTTCAGCATGGGCTCGACGACTACCGCGCGAGTGGTCTTTGAGTTCTTCGGGACGAAGCTAACGCGACCAGTGTGGATTTCAACTGGCACGTCGACGGTATCTGACTCCCCATCGGGGAGCCATCCCTGTAACTCCTCTAGAACATCAGAAATGATGGGAAGGAGCTCTTCGCTACATGCGAACGTCTGGCCAAGCTTACGCCTGGCCGACGCTGTTCTTTTTTGAACTTGCGTAGTTGCACCTGGACCGAATCTGCACTTGAGATTGCTGAGACTAGGAACATCCCCCAAAATAGAGGCGATTTTCCGCTGAGCCGTAAATAAAACGGACTCAACGTGCGGTAAGTATGAAAATTTACCGCAACGCTTCATTTGAAGAATGTCATTTGTATCAGCACAAAGCAGTTCGGCCTGCATGAACTTTACTCGGCCGGATTCGAGTTTATCAATTCCGATGTCGAGGTCTTCGCGCTTTGAATAAAGGGCGAGGACTTGTCGATATTGAATTGACTCGAAAACGGTAAGCTCCGAGTAAGGAGTGTCAGCGTTACACAAAGAATGAAAATCACCGCTAGTAATACTATCAGTGAGGTACTTCCTGTGTGCAGGCGACGCGATCCGCGACGCCAGACAAAGTGCGAGAGGTTTGATTGCCTCATTCGATTCCTCCGTAGAAACCATTTGACCCCATTGCGTAAAACGCATAAAAATACTCCTTTAATTAGGAAGTTGGGCTCACCTCAGCGAAAGCTTAGGTAGGAGCGACCAGCAGGTCAAATAGCTCGGGGGCCGGACCAGTGGTCACCGGAGTAACAGTAGTAGTGATACCACCGTTAATATTCAGTGACAACTGGCGGACGAGGCGGCGGCTAGCCACCGTGGAGCGCTCGTGGGCAAATTGCGTCATCGCAACTGTGTCCTCGAACGCTACCTTCGGAGCGGCCGTATAACCAGAGGCATTTTGTCCGGAAACGGACTCCATGACAGGCACAACGGTACGACTCTCAAGCCGGTAAACGCCGTTCTTCGACTTTTCCATCTTCATGGATTGTCGAATCTGGGCGTAGGCTGGAACGGTAGAGACGAGCTCTCGCCATTCAGCCAACACAACACCCTTTTCTCGGGTAACCGAGATAGGGGTCAGTGTGTGGGTTACCGGTGTTGCAGCGCCATCAAAGGCGATCAAGTTTGCAATAGCAGACATGAGATTCCTAGGTTAATTTTACAGGGCTCGGAAAAACCCTAACTCAAAAGAGCATTTTGAAACGACCAAAGACCCAGAATTAGGTCTTTGGCTGCGGATAGACAGCTCTCACGAGCGGTGGTTTCCAACTAGTAGCGCTACGGCATTAGCCGCATGGCGCCAACCCACAATCTTCGACAACGGCTTAATAGTCGGAGTCGGCACCTGAAGGGAGTTGCTGATCGTGCGACTCGTCTCGGTGAGTTTCCAGAACCAGTCACCTGTGTCCTTGAACTCCCAAGACGGGTCCCACCGACCGTCAACCAGCTTCAGATGCAATTTGCGGGTTTGCGTTATGACGAAAGTGCCAGTGATGGACTGCGCTAACCCACGGGCAGAAAGGTAATTCCCAATAGGAATGAACCAGTCTGCAACGAAGGAATAGGGCAGAAGCTCCCAGGCCACGGACAAGGGGTCCGTGAGGCCTGCGAGCGCAACGGTATCGACCTCGGTCAAAATTGCTTTAATCGTTTTGCGATCAAACATAGTTGACTTAGAGTCGTACATTGCGGACTTCCATCCCTGAGTTTCCTGCTTAGCCTGGCGGGAAACTCTCACTACCTGCTGAGATGGATACGAATGAAGATGCGCGAGAAACTCGGCACCTTCCTTAGCATCATTCAGCAAGGGGAGCCATCCGTACTGGAGCTCTAACCACTGGTCGGCGACGCGCTTTGGGCCCTTACGGGCTCGAGAGCGCGGGACGCCCTGTAGGTCAGACAACTCGCGAGCCGCAGCATGAAAGTTCCCACGTTTTAACGCGTGGAGACTCCTAGCGATGCGATTAGCAGAGTTGAAGATTAAATGAAGTGCCTCTTTAGATTCGCCGAGGGAAACCCCGGCGTTAAACGAAGAGCCGGCGATCTTCTCACGAAGCTTGCCGAGTAAGGCGATATCGTCATCACTCGACCACGTAGGATACGTGACCGGAGTGCCGAAAGCGCCCAAATGCGTGGTGGTGCGCCATCCTTTGTCACCGTCAGGTGTCGAGGGGGGCGCATTGTTCCACGAAAATACACTATCATTAAACTCTTGCACAGTAGCGGAATAAGAGTGCTCCTCATTGCGGGCCCGCCGTGGAGGCACGTTACGGTAACGCCTAAGCTTGTAAGCCTGGGTGTACACAATAACACGCTGACCGCGGCGGACACGATACGATCTACCCTTTGCCATAGGCACAGAGTATTGCGTATACGTGCGCTGGGTCTTCGGCCAATCGGCACCATTCCATATTCTGGAATAGTACCGGCCGGCCGGGACCACGCCCACACCAGTCGACGTAAGAACGCGACTGTCATTAGTGAGTGATCCGGTTGTCATCCGGATACCTGGTCTAAAAGACCAGGCCTGCTACTAGGGTAAGATGGAGATACCGAGTCGAGGGAAAGCGTGCCAACACCGGGTCTATGATCCAGTGACGACACGCGAGCATACGAATCAGAATCGCCATAAGTTTCGAGAGCAAGCTGCAAGTCCTCAGCAAATTGCGAAGGAATCACAGAGGTCCCAAAGACGGATCGAGCTTCAAGGAGGAAGTGCGAGTCGACAATGGAGGATATAGCGAAAGCGGCAAGCCGCGGATCGATATGTTCCCCACTGTAAACTTGTACGTCATCTAAGAGGCTCGCCAGGAGAGTTACGGCCTCATTGCATGCTGCAACCGCACACAACGACGATGAATTCGCGAGGAATACTGTACCGAGATCAGCAATAAGCTGAAACGACACAGTGTAAACCGCGGGAATACCGTCGAGGTTAACGCGGTTAGCAACAAGCAATGATTTCATAAGTTCTCCATGGGTCTTGATGCCGGGCGAATTAATCACCCGGTACCACGCTTCGTGATGGTTACCACCATCGCTGTGCGCAACAGCAGACGTGAGCCCCGAGAGG